CTATTGAGCTTGATGAGTTATATAGGGCTGACGGCCTCACAAAGAGAATCATTGACATTGTCCCGGCTGAAATGCTCCGACAAGGCTTTGAAATTGATGGAGATCCAGAGGGAGAGGTTTTAGGGAAGTTTGAAGAGCTAGACGTCAATTGCAAGCTTAATGAGTTGATCAGTTGGTCAAGACTTTACGGCGGTGCTATTGCTGTTATGGGAATTGCCGACGGTCGCCCTTTGAATGAGCCGGTCAACGTTGAAAATATCAAGTCAGTCAATTGGCTACAGGTGTTCGATAGATGGCAAGTGCAGATCAATTACGATTACATTTCTACAGATCTTAACGATGAAAACTATGGCCTTCCCCTCTTTTATCAAGTAACAGACTATCGCACCGGCGCTATGTTCGTCGTTCATTTTTCAAGAGTATTGCGCATGGATTGGGGCCAGCTTCCGCCACGCGCTAAGAATTGGAATCAAGGTTGGGGTGATTCTGTAATGGTTTCGATTTATAACGAAGTCAAGAATTACGGTGCAGCCTTTGCCAATACCTCGGCGATTATGCAAGATTTTGTAAATGGTATCTTGAAGATCCCTGGCTTATCAAACTCTCTAATTCAAAGTTGCGATGAAGCCGATAGAACGATAATGAAACGCCTTGACTTTGCAAATCTAAGCAAGGGCGTCACTAACATGATGGTACTCGACGGAGAGGAAATTTATGAAAAGCTTAGTACGAACGTTGCAGGTATCAGCGATTTACTTGATCGGTTTATGCTTTCCGTTAGCTCAGTCACGGGAATTCCGATTACCCTCCTATTTGGACGGGCGCCGGCTGGATTAAATGCCACAGGCGACGCGGACATTCGTAACTTTTATGACATGGTGAAGCAGTACCAAGAAATGAAGCTCAAGCCAGTTCTTGAAAAGCTTATCTTCTATATCATGAAGTCAGAATACAGCTCTTTTTCAGGTGTTGAGCCTGATAACTGGTCAATTCAATTCACTCCTCTATGGCAAAATACGGAAGAACAAGAAGCCGTTATGCGTCGCACAGTTGCAGAAACTGACGCGATTTATATCGATCGTGGCGTGCTTGATCCTACAGAGGTAGCAGTTTCTCGATTCGGTGGGGATCGTTGGTCGATGAATACAATCATTGACGAAGAAGCGCGCGAAGGCGGATACAATGCCGAAGAGACAAAGCAGCTTGAAGCAGAAAAAGCCGAAGAAATAAAGAACATGCCTCCGGAGCCAACTATCGGCCCTGATTATTTAGGCAATGGAAATGCAGGATCAAACGTCATAGTCGTCGGCCGATAAATGGCAGCCGTTCCGCCCGTTGATCAGTGGGCAGATTGGAGCTATGCAGAGAGCGAATCGGAAGAAGAGATTTCACCGGATGAGCTATTAAAATTAAGGGTTGAAGCAATACTAAGAGCGTCTTTGATAGACCTAGCGAAAAATAATCCAGATGGAAAAACTTAAATGGTTTCAAAGATTCTACTCGAAAAGATCCGTCAGAGAAACAGTAAGAAGGACGGAACACTAAAGAAGCTTAAGAAGCCCCCAGCTTGGTTATTTCCGCACTCCCCTGAAAGAGGTTATCGCCGGGCGCTTTATGAATTCACCTTTACAATTCGCCAAGTTATAACAGAAGTTTTGCTACCTCGCATTCCTTTGATGCTTTCCGCAGCTACCGCCTCTTATCCTGATCCCGTTGATCCTCATATTACCTTCGATTCTTTCAGCCAAAAAGTCATACGAAAAGACAATTTCATTGATTTTTTAAACGAAACGATGGCGTACATTCAAATTTTATTGCTACCAAAGCAAGAACAAACTATACAGAAAGCTAAGGTATTCGGTTTAGAGATTGCGGTTTTCAACCAAGTCCAATATGAAAAGACGGTTAACTCGGTTTTGGGTATCGATATTTTCTTAGAGGAGCCTTGGTTAAAGGATCAACTTGAACTTTTTGCCAATCAAAATAGCCAGTTAATTAAAAATATGACTGATAATGAGATTGAGCGAGTTAGTGGAGCAGTGCAAAGAGGACTGCAAGAAGGTTCAAGCTATGAATCTATAGCAGAAACTATAGAAAAAAGTTTTGGAATTACTCGCAGACATGCTAAGTTGATTGCGAGGGATCAAACTTCAAAATTGAATGGAAGTTTGACTAAGCTTCGACAACAAGAAACCGGAATTACTACCTACAGATGGCAAACTTCGGGCGATGAAAGAGTCCGTCCAGACCATAGGGTTTTAGATGGAAAAGTGTGTCGATGGGATGATCCAACCGTTTTCCTCGATGAGTCTACCGGAAAATGGGTAAAAAGATCAACCATTAACGGAACTAACGTCCATACTTCGGTTGATGTTAATTGCCGGTGTGTACCAATTCCAATTATAGAGGGGTTGTTTGATGGCAAGCAAAGGTGACTTTAAAATCGCTAGAAACATGATGGTTTCAGCTTCAAGAGAACATGAGTTAAAGAATCGTCCCGGCGGTTCGAATGTCGGTGAGTATGCTAACGTTTCCCCTGATAATATGGCCGGAAATGCTTGCGGTAATCCCGGCTCTTATCCTATAGATACAGAAGAGAGAGCGCGATCAGCTCTTGCGTATGCTCACAATGCTAAAAATCCTGACTGCATACGAAGACAAGTTTATAAAAAGTACCCTAACCTTGATCCAGATAGAAAATGACAGTAGAAAAAGTTTCAAGATATGATCGAGGATTGGTTAGGGGCGATGCTACCGTAACCGAAGAAGGCTATATCAGAGCTAACGCCGTCGTCACTCGCACGGGTATTTTTCTTTATAGTAATGCTGACGGTTCTATCCGACGTGAATTGCGTCACCCTGATGACGTATGGGATTCCGATTCCATTGCGTCAATGGAACTAATCCCAGTCACTAATAATCACCCTGATGAAAAATTAGTCAATGCCAAGAATTTCAAGAAACTGGCTATCGGTTACACCGGTGAAACGATCAAGAAAGACGGCGACTATATCCTAGCTAACGTTGTGATCTCAGATCAAGACGGCGTTGATTGGATTAAGAATCAGGGACGCAAAGAGCTGTCGCTTGGTTATACCGTGGACTTGCACCCCGAAGCCGGGTCATACAACGGCGAGCCTTACGACTTTCGCCAAAAGAATATTCGTTATAATCATTTGGCGATTGTCAATCAAGCGCGCGCCGGTGGCGAGGCACGGATCGCTTTAGATAGTCAAGATACAGTGGAAATTTTAACAGAGGTAGAACAAATGGCCAAAAGAAAGATTAAGATCGACGAAGAAGAAGTCATGGTAGAGCCACAGACTGCGGATTACGTTGATCGCCTTCTTGCAGACCTTAAGAATCTGGAAGATGAAAAAAAGCGCGTCGACGATGAAATTCGCATGATTCGCGACAAACTAGACAAGACAGAAGCCGAACGCGATTCTTACAAAGAGCGTGTAGACAACCCGAAAGAAAAAGACGGTGCTACAGTGGCAGAAGCTAAAATGGATTCCGCAGGTTTTAATAAAGCAGTTCAAGAGCGTGTTAGAGTTCTCAAGTGCGCAGAAGAAACGCTTGAAAAATCCAAAAGAGCAAATCTTGATTCAATGAGCGATTTAGACATTAAGAAAGCTATTATCGGCCAATGCCGTAAGAGCATTAGCCTTGATGGCAAATCCCCTGCTTACGTTGAAGCGATGTTCGATACAATCTTAGATGAAAAAACTTCAGCTAAAGTAAACGTCGATAACGTGGATTTCGTAGAGAAAGATTCAAAATTTGATGGTGAAAGCCCTACAGCTAAAGCCCGTCAAAAGATGATGGAAGCACAAAAAAACATGATAAATTCTAAGGGGGATAAATAATGTCAGCTCCAGCTTATTTTCAGAATGCTTATCCGTTCGATATGCCGATTGGCATTCCCGGCCGGATTGCCGATTGTGGCTTTAAGAATACTCTTTCACCTCAGTGCTTAGAGAATATTCCGGCTGCTGTTGGTGTAATGAAGCCTTTTAACGTTGACTACAAGATTATGTTGCCTCGCAATGATACCGCTTCAAGCGTGTTCTCTGCGGACTTAATCACAGGTAATACAGTTAACGCAACTGTCAACGGCGTTGCGATTACTCCGGTTGTCTTTGCAACTTCTCACTTGCTCACAATGCAAGCAGTTGCTAACGCAATCGCTGCAATTCCTTCAGTAGCTAGCGCAGTAGTTGGCGGAGCAAACAACCGTACAATCACTGTAATTTCAGACGTAGGAACAGCAACAAATATTACCGTGTTTACTGTAACGGGTGGTGCTTCTCAAGCTACTATCACGACTACAGCAAGCCAAAGCGGAACGTTCTTCGGCGTAACTCAGTCAATTTACAACAAGATGAATGCGTGGTTTCCTTACACCGGGCCGAACTTGGCATTGTCAAGCGGTGCGCCTAATCCTTACTTTCAAGGTGAAGTTGCTCCGACTCTTACACAAGGTCGAATCTATGTTGTGCCTGAAACAGTTATTACCTCGAATAGCCCAGTTTACTTGCGTGTTGCGCCTAACGGCTTAAATACTCAACTCGGTGCATTTCGTGGCGATGCGGACAGCGGAAGCGCGGTTCTAATTCCTGTAACTTCAGCTATTTGGAGAGAAGGAAACGGGGTTGTGGGCGGTATTGCTGTTTTAGAACTTAACATACCTTAATCAGGAGTAGGCTAAATGTTTAAAAAAGAAGGCTTCAAAAGTTTAAATCTTGATGCAGGCGGAGATATCTTCTTTGCCCGTCAGCTTGAATACGTTCAAGCCAAGGTTTATGAATTCCAATACCCAGCGCTTAAGTCGTTTCAATTGATTCCGATCAATTATAACATTCCGGCCGGCGCTGAATATATCACAGCTACCCAGTTTCAGGCAGTTGGACGCGCTAGAATTATCAATTCTTACGCTGACGACCTTCCAGAATCAGGCTTGCTTGGTACTCAGTTGACTAATCCGGTTCAAGGTATTGGTACTAGCTACCGTATCTCGCACCAAGAGATTAGAGCAGCTCAAATGAATCGTATGGATCTTAGCTTGAAGCTTGCAGAAGCTGCACGCCGAGCAAACGATCAGATGGTCGATAACCTTGCATTCTTCGGTAACCCTGCGGTCGGTATGACTGGATTGTTAAACAATCCTAACGTGCCAACTCAAACGGTTCCGGCAGATGGCGCAGGCGCTTTGCCCGGTGGGCCGACTGCATGGGTTAACAAAACACCTGATCAAATCCTTCGTGATATGAACTTGATTGTTAATCAGATCGTCGTTAACTCGAACGAAGTTGAAATGCCTGATACGCTATTGCTTCCATTGGAACAATACACGTTGATTGCTTCGACTCCTCGCTCTGCTAACTCCGATACGACAATCTTGAATTACTTCCTTATGAATAACCCATTCATTCGTCAAGTAATTCCAGTGCCTAAATTGGCAGGTCAAGGAATCGGTGGCGTTGACGTTATGGTTGCTTACGAAAAGAATGACAACAAGCTAGAAATGGCTATTCCGTTGCCGTTCACTCAGTACGGGCCACAAGAGCGTAACCTTGAATTCGTGATCCCTTGTGAATCTCGATTCGGTGGTGTATCGATTTACTATCCGCTTTCTATCATCGTAGGGGAAGGTATTTAATATGGTACAGCTTAGATATAAAGGTCAGAATACTTTATTCGTTGGTGGCTATGCTCTCAAGGCTGGCTACAACGAAATGAAGGATGAAGACTTCTATAAGCTTATGAAAAACTCGAAGACTTTTAAGATGAGAGTTGATCAGAAGATTTTGGAAGTACCGGCAGGTTTTCCACTAGAAAAGCCTGTTAAAGAAAAGCCTGTCTCCCCTTCGGAGCCGTCAGACTCACACGCTGACGACGCCGACGAAAAGGATGAAGAGCATGTCGACCGTCTTAGTGTAAAAGCTACCCTTAAGCTTATCGATAAATCAGATGATGAAGCTTACCTTCAAGATCTGATCGATAACGACGGCCGGTCTAAAGTAGTGGAAGAAGCTAAGAAGAAGCTAAAAGCTCTAAAATCGTAGGTAGAAAATGGCTAGTTGCGGAAGTGTAACAAATGCGGAGATACTGGCGCTATTATTCGTGATCGCGCCACAATTCGCGACTACTGATCCGGATAAATTGGCTGGCTATAATACGTTGATCGACGCCCTAAGATGTATGATAAATTGTCAGCTCTTAGGGTGTTGCGCAGCTTTAGCCTTTGCCAATTTGCTAGCGCATTATCTTACCATGCAGCTAAACCCTTATTTAGGGATTGGCACGAATATTTCAGAAGGTCAATTGTCAATCGGTTTATCGGCGACGATCAATGCGAATGCCTTCGCCTCTACTCCTTACGGACAACAATATTTAAATATCTTGTCAAAATTTCGAGTAGGTGCTTTTGTTACAAACGTAGGCCCGAGGTGGTATGGCCCGCAATGTTGTGGTTACGGATATTGATTTAGGCTATGACGCCATAATCGAAGAGATAGTGAAGCTTGAAAAAGCTAGCCTGCTCGTGGGAATCCAAGAGCAAGCGAAAACGACTGCTCAAACGAAGAATGGAAGAACGCAGAAGGCCGGGCAAAGCGTTGCCGAGTACGCAGCACAAAACGAATTCGGAACGAATAAAATCCCCGAAAGATCGTTTATGCGTACGGCATTTGATGAAAACTTAGACTTGATAGAGAACGCAACCGCCGATCAATACGGTAAAATTATTGACGGCGACATTGCTTTAACGCAGGGATTAAACGTAATTGGACAGATCATAACCGGGCTTATCCAAACAAAGATAAGAGCGATTGTTTTCCCTCCTAACTCCCCTGCGACTATTGCAATGAAAGGATCTAGCAAGCCCCTTATAGACTTCGGCCAGATGGTTAAGTCGGTGACTTATGCGATAAGAACTAAAAAATAAGAGATGAAATGGTTTCACCGTTCGAAATATTCAGAATCCCAGTCAACCTTTACAGGAAGGCAGCCGGCACGTATGTCAATGGCTTATGGGTTGAAGGCGGAGAAACTTTAATTGTCATCACGGCGAGTATACAGCCGACCACAGGTGAAGAGATGCTATCGCTCCCGGAAGGTAGAAGAAACCGTAAGACATATTCCCTCTTTACTTCAACAAAAATTAATTTGATTTCAACGGGTACTAACCCGGATCAAGTGCAGATCTTCGGAGAACGTTTCGAAGTTGTCAGGGTCGAGCCTTGGCAGAATAACCCTCCCGTATTCGGGATAGTCAATCATTTTAAATTTTTTGCTCAAGCTTTGGAGGCAATACCATGAATAAGTTATATCAAGAATTCATGAAAATATTTCGTGAAGGTGCTGACGATTTAACAGTTGTAGCCTATATGGAAGCAATGGACGAAGCTATAGATTATATAGTTAAGCCTTTAGCTGTTGAATTTGAACTTACCGAGGCGGAACTTAAGTTGCGTGTTGCTCGCGTTAAAGCAAAACTGAAAAAGAAATTAGAAGAATCGTTAGGAGAAGATCCGGTAGATCCAACAAATCCGACCGATCCAACAAACCCAACTGATCCCGTAGATCCAAACGCTCCGGTTGATCCAACCCAACCGCAAGGGACAAATGGCAATTAACTTTGCTTTAGTTAAAAACAGCCTATTCGCGTGGGCTGTTACCGTCGTCCCTTCGGGGATGCCGGTAATATTTTATGAGCCGAACGCCCCAAGACCTACCGTCCCTTATGTGACGCTTTACCTTAACTCGGTCGTGTCTGTCGGGCAGGATTGGACAGAGGCAGAAGCGGACTCAATGGGAACGGTCGATATGAAGGGCGATCGGCAGTTTACTTTGCAAGTCCAAGGCTACGGAAATGATCCGCTTACAGTATTAGAAAATATTAGAACGTCATTGCAAAAACAAACGGTTTTAGATACTCTCCGAGCTAATGGCATTGCGTTTTATCAATCGCTGAATATCGGTGATATCACGGAGCTAGTAGACTCCCAGTTTGAGAGAAGAGCGCAACTAGATATTTTATTCGGAATAGCTCAAATCTACACTGATACGCCGGGCTACTTCGACGAAATTGAAGTGCAAGAAATTATAGAAAATCAAATTGGTGACGTCGTCTATGATGAGACGATTACAATAACAAGTCCGTAAGGAGGAAATATGCCTTTAAGTGATATCGTCGACGTAGTCATAACAAGACAGACGCAGACCGTAACAGAAGCCGGCTTCGGAATTCCGATGATTCTCGGCTCAAATATTAGATTCGCTGATCTAATCCGATTTTATAGCGATATGGACGAAGTGGCCGTGGACTTCTCCCCTTCCGATCCGGAGTATATCGCAGCACAAGACATTTTTTCCCAGCAAATTTCACCTCCTCAAATTGCAATCGGTCGCCGTCAGGTGGACAACGTCACAATCAACGTTCAAACGGCGATGACTGGCGAAGATTACATTTTAGATATTGACGGTGACATTGTAACGACTAGCTCTAGCTCAACAACTACTTATAGCATAGTTAACCTTAATGCTAACTTAGTTACAGGAAATAGGGTTTTAGTAAGCGTTGACGGAAACCAAGTCGGAATTAATACGGCAATAGTTAACTTCGATTCTGACTTTGTTACTGGAAACAATATCGTCACTAGAATTAATAATACTAACATGGCGTCGGTTCCTTTTACGACAGACCAAGCAACTACGATAGCAAACCTTGCGACAGCAATATCAGGTAACGCAGTCGTTGCCTCTGCAACTGTCACCGGAGCAAGACAAGTTACAGTCGTCTTTAATGCCGGCAACAACGTCTTGAATTCGATTCTTACGAATAGTGGAGCTTCTCAACCTGATGCAGCAATTGCACAAGGTGGATTCGCCTTCTCGGTTGACACTCAAACGACAATGACAAATATTGCCAACGCAATTATCGCAGCGCACCCAACTTATAGCGCAGTGGTTTCAGGCGCAAGCTTTAGAACATTGACAGTTGAAGGCCCGGATAACACTACTGCCGTAGTCAATAGCTTTATTGTTTCTGGCGGATTAACTCAAGCAACTGCAACTATCACGAATCCTTTGCAAGCCGTTACCGCTGCTTCGATCGCTGCGGATATTGTAGCTAGCGTGAATGATACTCCCCCTCAGCCAGACTTGCCGGTTACAGCAACTGACAACATGGACGGAACTTTTACCTTAACGAATAAAACTCCCGGCGTGGCTTGGACGTTGAAAACTTCTTCAACGATTATCAATCCGAATCAAGCCAAGGTCAGAATTACGCAGGTAGAGCCGAATCAACTTTATCGAGTCACGATCAACGGGATCAATTACGATTATACAACCCTCGTAACGGTTCAAAATGGTCTAGAGGTAGCAACTGCCTTGACTGATGAGATTAACGCAATTCCTCAACTTGTCCCGGTTACAGCTAATAATAACGGCGACGGATCGATCACCCTTACTTCAAATGATCTGACACAAACATTCTCTTTGAGTGTTCAACCGGACGTTGTGAGTATTGAAAAAGGATTGACTGTCTTACCTCTTGTTGCAGTGAATCCGGTTGCAGATGACTTGACAGCGATTAATAACGCTAACAATACTTGGTATGCGTTAATTGCGACTTCAAGAGACGTCACAACGGTAAAAGCAATTGCAGCGTGGACAGAGGCAAGAATCAAGTTATTTGGTACAGCTTCTAGCGATCCAAATATCATTAATGTTCCTGCCGGGACTGATACCGCTTCGATCGCAGCCTTCTTTAATCAACTTGGCTACGTTAGAACATTCGTGATGTATCACCAAGATGCAGATTTTGACTATCCAGAAGCTGCATGGTTCGGGCGCGTACTTCCATTAGAGCCGGGTTCAGAAACTTGGAAATTCAAGACACTTGCCGGGATCTCATACAGCAACCTTACAACAACTCAAAGCAATACAGCTCTCGCTAAGAAAGCTAACACTTATGAGTTTGTCGGAGGCGTTGGAATCACTGCAAACGGAACAGTCGCACAAGGCGAATACATAGACGTTATCCGTGGTGTTGACTGGTTAACTGCTAGGATTCAAGAGTTTGTTTTCTCTGTCCTAGTGAATAATCCGAAAGTACCATATACCGACGCAGGTATCGCAGTTATAGAATCAGAGGTTAAGAGAGCGTTAAGCCTAGGGGTATCAAATGATTTCCTTGCGTCCGATCCTGCTCCTCGAACTACAGTTCCAAAAGCTGCTGATGTTCCGCCGGCTGATAAGGCAAATAGAATCTTGCGAAACGTTAAGTTTAATGCGACGCTTTCGGGCGCGATTCATGCCGTGGTTATCAGAGGAACAGTATCAGTTTAAAAATTTAAGGAGCATTTAAAATGGCCGTACGCACATTTGATCCAAAAAGCGTTATTATCGCTATAGGCGGAGTCCCGATGAGTGGCTTCGCTGACGGTACTTTCCTAGAAATTACCGCAGACACGCAGCAATTTACAAAGGTAATCGGAGCCGATGGCTACGCTACCCGAGTAAAGACAAACAACTACGGGGGCGTTATGACTTTAACGCTCTCCCAGTCCTCCCCTTCCAATGATGTTTTATCGGCTTTATTGAATGCCGACCGCGTAGCTAATGCCGGCGTGGTTCCCATTCTGATTAAAGATTTAAGCGGTACAACGATCATTTTCTCAGCTACTGGATGGATTCAGCAATTTCCGGACTCAGCTTTCGGCAATGCGATCAATAATAGAGCATGGGCTTTTGACTTAGCAGAAATGGACGTCTTTATCGGCGGTAACGGAGAGAATCCATAATGATTGAAACCAAAGAAAAAGAAATTGGCAATGCGACTTACTCAGTCACGCAGATGCCGGCAATCAGGGCTTTAAAGATTCAATCGCGCCTTTTGCGATTGGTCGGCCCTAGTTTTGCTGCCATGATCGCAAGCGGTGAAGATAGCTCAATTCCTATGGCTATCACTCTTTTGACTGACAAGCTAGATGAAAATACTTTCGAAAAGCTTGTCCTAGACCTATTGCAAGGTGTTCGAAAAGATGGCGCTGAATTGACGAAGGGTAAGATCGATCTTGAATTTGCCGGAAACTTGAACGAACTTTATCGAGTTCTTCAATTCGTCTTAGAGGTAAACTTTGCGGATTTTTTTCAGGACGGCGGTATTATCGCGGAGCTAAAGAAGGCAGCGGACAAAACGACCCCATTATCGCCCGACTTGAAAAAAACCTAGATCCGGAATTTGCAGACGAAGCGATCGTATGGGCATTAGTAACAAAGAAGATCGTCAGTCTACGGGATCTAGAAAGCTGGTGGTCGATAAATGATGTGATGAAAGCATTCGCGGTGTTAGAGCTAGATTCTGATATCGCCAACGAACATAGGAAAAATCAAGAAAATGGCAATCGTAAGAGAACTGCTAATTAGATTAGGGTTTCAGACTGATAAGAAAGCTATCAATGAAACCAATCGAGCTATAACAGGTTTTAAGACCCGTTTTGCCATTGCTGCTACGGCTGCTTCCTATGCCTTCAAGGTGATAAAAGATTTCTTCGGTGACATAGCAGGCGCTTTACTCGATTCAGATGAGCTAGCGCGATCTCTAGGCATTTCCCTTAATGAATTAAGAGCAATGCAAGAGGTCGCCCAGAAGTTTAGGATTAATCCGCAGCAATTAGCCGGTGCTTTCGCTATCCTTCAAAAAGATCTCAATGAATTCGCTCAAGGCTTTGGTCGACTACCCGAAATTGCAAGGCAACTAGGAATTGAGATAAGCCGAGACACAGGCCCTAAAGAATTGTTCGATAAATATATTGAAGCGATTCGAGGGATTGAGAATGAGCAAGAGCGGATCAGGATTGCAACGGCTTTATTTGGCGATCAGCTAGGGGCTAAGATTTCTGATCTTTCCTTGAAATATGATGACTTCAAAGACGCCGTAAAAGAAGCCTACGATCAATTGGACAATCAACCGGATGTATTGCCACAAGCAAAAGCATTCGAAGATTCGGTCAATAATCTTACGCAGGCTTGGACTAAATTCACTTACTCTATTAGCACTACCGTTTTCCCAGTGCTACAATTCCTTGTTGAACAGCTCACAATCATTTCAAACCTAGCTAGAAACCTGTTTGACTTCAACCTCTCAGGGGTAAAATCAAACCTAAATTCAGCTAGCAAATTGCTCGATCCCATCTTTGAGAAAACAGGCTTAAACTACGTTTCAGACTACTTTAAGAATACTTTCTTCGGTGGTCAATCTGCGTTAAACGGGCTAGATAAAAACACATTTAGCCGGATCAATGACTATATTGAAAACAAGCCGGGCTATCAGTACAACGGTTTCTTAGCGCCTGCCGGTGGTGGATCAATGCCAAACGTAACGAACAACATTGATATTTCAGTCCCTCCGGGTAGCACAGATGAACAAGCGCAATACATATCTAGCCAAGTGCAACAAGCCGTTGACTCCTCGATCATGAATACATTTTATCAGATTCAAAATAATAATCCGGTGGTGGAATAATGGTTTTATCCCTGCTTTTCGGAAAGAAATACGCTCGTACAGCCGTTGCAAGCGTTGTTTTAGATGCTGTCTTATCCGAAGAACACGTCTATAATTCAAGGGTGACTAACTATCCGATTGAAGACGGGCGAATCATTTCCGATCACATTATCAATGAGCCGGACACTTTACAGCTTACGGGTGTGGTTTCAGATACTCCCCTATCTTTTCTTGCTCCTTTCAATCGATCGATTAATGCCTTCAATACCCTTGTAGAGATACATAATCGAAGAGAAAGAATTACAGTGGTCACGGGGATAAAAGTATATACCGATATGGTTATCACTTCCTTGCAAGTGCCTCGTAACGTACAGTCAGGGCAATCTTTGACATTTGTAATCGACCTTCAGAAGATCTTTATCGATACTTCCGTACAGGTTAATTTAAATACGAATAGCCCTTTCAATAGACCTCCAAGCGTTATACCTAGGGATCAAGTGGCAGACACTTCAAAATATCCTTTCATGGGTGCAGATCCAGCGACTACATTGAAAGATCAAGCCAGCACCGGAATTGATTCAGGGATTCAAGATTTAGTTCCGATCCCTGCGATCATATTACCTAGAATCAGGGCGCAAGCTGCCTTGTTAGGAGCTTTATAATGCAGATCATACCATTCAAAGAGCCTTCAAACTGGAAAGAGCAAATTGAGTTAGACGGAGTGATCTTCGTTTTAGAATTCAC